TATCGTGAAATCTAGTTTTGGCAACTACCAGTTGTAATTACATGCCCACCAGCCAGGTGTCAGTTTATCTTTTTTCTCTGAGCACCTATGACGTGCTTTGAAACTTGCTCTACGTTTAGGATCTTTATGTTGTAAGAAGTCCTGCATACCTCTATAACCAAACCTAACTATCTTTTGTTTACCATCATCACAAGCTTTGACTATATATTTCTGTTTAGCACCCTTTGGAGCCCTCTGGGGCTTATTACATTTCATCTTATCTTTTCTCATCTGGGCTTTACTTTTAGCCTCTTTACGGCTGGCCATTACATATAATTAGAACTTCTCTCTGGAGAACCAATATCCATACCTACCTTTCCTTCGAGAGCCCTGTCTCCTTGATCAAGACCTCTTTCCTGTTGAAGCCTTCTAATTACTTCTTCAGTATCATAAGCCTGTAAAAATTCTTTAGGGTCATATTTAGCATCTAATGCAGCTGGCCTATCGTTAGAAGTTCTTTCTCTTTGCATACAAAATGTTGATCAATCCATTCTTTTATTTTACTTGCCTTTGCTTCTGAATAACAGGGATGAGTCTCATTGAAGTACTCAAATACTAATTGAGAGCCTTTTCTAGAATTACATTTACTACAACAAGCACCCATATTACTTCTGGTTGAGTGACCTCCTTTAAACTTTGGTTTTATATGATCAATAGTGGCAGTCTGTCCGGTAAGCTCGGTGTCACAATACATACATTTCCATCCCCACGATTCAAAAATACTTTCTCTAAATTTTTTTCTCGCACTCTTTGGACTAGTAACAATAAGGTTTTGTAATAAATCATTTTCCGTATGGAACATGGGCACTCATGCTTCATTAGGTCAACCCTAATGTGCATACATTTATCTCATCTAGTTATTACTAGATTCTCTGGAATGTTTTATTTTTTCTTCAACATCTTCTAACAATCGAAGAGTGTAATAATGAAATCTATCTGTCACCCAACGGAGATCTTCTTCTTTTATATCTTTGTAAATTGACTCAAGAAGTAGTTCACGAGAAGGGCATTTGAGAAACTGAGACACTAATGCCAAAGCTTTGAAACGACCTTTTGTGAACTCATCAGTCATCAGCTACTACCCACTACTTCTGCAACAGCTTCGTCTTTAGCCTGTTCTGCTATCTTGGTTTCAATAATACCAATAAGTTCAAGAGCACCTTCAACTTTTAAGAAAGATTCTTTAGTACGAATTAAGTTTTCCTCACCATTTTTGATGTTTGTGCCAAGTTCTACTCGTTGATCTTGTAGTTGCTTTTTAAAATCTGCAATTAATTTTTCCATAATTAAATGTATTTACACAAATACTAATACTATTTATCACTGGTAACAATCTTTATCGGTGCCTGTTCGATTCTTATAGTCTGAGTAGGTACAGCAGATGGTAGATTTTCTTTATCTTTTCCATCTTTCTTTTTCTTACCTACATCTACCGAAAATGTAGCAAGACATCCCGTGAAAACGCTGGCTATGAAAGTGATGTCCTTGGGTCCACCATCTTTCGCTAACCCTGGAAAAGTGATGTAGTTCAAAGAAATTATGAAACCGGCCCAGACCATTACACCCAGTCGGATAAAGGTTCCTAGAATTTCTAGTTGCTCTTCTTTATCATCAAGACTCTCTTTGAGTTTACCGAGTGGTCCTTTCTTCTTTGGATCTACTCCTTCTTTGTGATCTTTTGTACAAGACATATCTAAATTTGTATATAAAAATAGTCTACAGGCATCAATTTTTGATACAGAATTCTTGTTTATGGTGGTGGTAGACTTATGAATATTTATACTTAAACATCATGTGGAAGATACTACCTTTTCTTCTGTTGTTTGCAGCCCCAGTAAAAGCAGATATTACTTCGAAGCTATCAAGCAGTATCCAGCTCCAGGTAAATGCTGCAGCAACCCAGGTTGAGCGAATTGGTACAACCTATTCGGTAAGTGGATCTGGTGTCGATACAACTTACACACCAACAGGTGGCAGTGCAGTCTCAGATGGTCTAGGATCATTGACTATATCAAGTGGAGTAGGTTCAATACCAACTCTAGAAGTTACTCAAAAAACTGCTGGTAACAGCTATTCATTCTCCCAATCATTTTTGCAAGGAGATGCAGTTCCTACAAGTGCTCCTACAGTCGGTCAGGTAGCTAACTTCAGTAGTCAAACCTCAACTGCAGCAGGAACAGTAGGCGACCTTGCAGGCACAATCACAACTGCAGGAGCGATTACAGTAACTGGAGGTGGTGCAGGTACTAGTGCTATTGGCCAATTCACCAGTGAAATCAGCATCAAATGAAGTTAAGAGATCATGCTTTTGCAATTAAAGAAAAAGAAAATGATAAAGATCTTGAAAAGTGTGATACCTGTGGTCGTATTAAGCTCATTGAATGTATCTGTAGAAGCCGTACCAGTAGTTCCCAACTTTCAGAGTGGTAGTCTTACCAGTCACACTGAGACTACCTCTAAGGTAACGGAGACCATAAATGTGATTGAATATCAAACGGGCTGGCAATATACGGTTACAGGTAATAATATAAGCACAGATAGTAACAGCTTGGTGCCTACTACTACAAGTACGACCCAAGCAGTAAATGGAATTAATTCTACGTGGACAAGCCTAGATGCTACAAATATGCCGAACTTCTCTGTGACAGATTCAAGCAAACCCTGGCAACTGACAACAACACTCAGTCAACCAGGGTTAAAATCTCAGACCATAATCCAGAGGACAACCGAGCTAACCTCAGTCACAGACACGGTTTCAACATTCAGCCAGTAAAGTTTGCTTTAATTGCACTGAACATATTCAGTGCTCCCATCTATGCCAATGAAGTAGGTGGTGTCAGTGCTACTGCTAATCCTGTAGCTAACAGTTCAGGTAGTGTCACTAACCAAGCGATACAAGTATTACAAGGACCATATATAACTAACACTTATGGCAATGGAGTTCAGTGTCAGGGATCTACCTTAAATGTTACTCCCTTCCTAACTCTGAGTGATTCATGGAAAGAACCTTATCAAAGCGAATATTTCGAGCCAGTGTACGACACTTCAGATCTTGACGATGACGGAATAATAGACAATCCAGGGTCGGTACTCTATTACGTCCCAGTCAGAACAGGTCAGAAATCCAATCATAATATTGGATGGGGTATCTCAGCTACACTATCCATACCACTAGATAGAAGACATAATGAGGGCTGTCTGAAGGCTGCTGATATACAGAATCAATATCATGCCCAGCTGGTTGCTAATAAAAGATTGGACTTTGAAATATCAAGATTGAAGCACTGTGCGGAGCAACGAAAATTGGGAGTATCCTTCCATCCTAAAAGTCCTTCACATCAAATCTGTGCAGATATTGTTGTAACAAATCCTCATGGTGTTATTCCTAATCATCAACACGAGATTCCAAAATAATTTTTATTTTTTCTTTAAAGGTGGTAGTCCTTTCTTCTCACGATATTGATTAGTTTTTATTTCTGCACGAGAAGGTTTAACTGTTTCTTTACCTAATAAAGCTTTAATTTTCTTAGTAGCTTGCTTTATTAAGGGTTTTATTAACCTTAATAATAGGGGTGTAGAAGCTGCAGCAGCTGTTGCTACTACTGCGATTGCAGCTGTTGTGCTTATTTGTGATGTTGAAGGAAGATACTTTTCAATAGGTGCTGTCAATTCATAGTTCGTTATGCAGGTCTGCCCGTCTTCAGAGAGCGTATGAGATACAACCTTTTCCCTGGATTCAGAATTCCGCATGTCACCTACCCTCTGGTCTGTAGGTCCGGGACAGGGTACATCTTCCTTCGGAGTATTTGGGATGTTCTCTAAATTAGATTGAGGTGTATCTGTCTCTGGAGGTGAAGATACAGGAGGAATTGACTGTCCCTGTACATATATCATATTTTCTGGTTCATAATTAATAGGTTCAAACCAAGGCACAGAACCATCACATAGAACACGAGATCCCCGTTCATCTTGATTTACAAGCTCTATAGAATTTTTATTTGCAGGATTATATTTAACACAACCTGGAACATCTATTATTGGAGATCCAATAGATAAAGTTACGGGTGGAGTTTGTGGTATTGAAAAATTTACATTAGGTAAAGGAATTGAATTAACTCCTATGTAATTTATTCCAATAGTTTGTATTTCAGGCACTAACAGTCTTTAAAGTCTCTAGCCATCTGACCACCTATTTCTGCCCCTTGGTTCTGTCCAAACATATTAAAGAATCCAGCTACTAACCATCCAACATATGGTATCTCTGTAAGAGCAGGAGTTATAGGAGCAGTAATACTAGCTGCTGCAAGCCTTCCTGTAGCCTCTCCAGACCCTTCTGCCTTGATACATGCAATCTGCTTCTCAGTTAATACAGAGCCCTCTGAGACGCTTCCAGAGCCTCCTCCTGCTACTGACTGTTCATATGTCTTTACTTCTGACTTACCCATACCAAGAAAACCTGCTGGTCTATCAACATGCTTCTCAGTTTCAATTATCTTTGGTGAATGAGATTTATATCTAATGGTGTATCCTTTCTCTGTAACACTTGCTATGTAACTTGTATAAGGTCCTACAGGTAAATTTATTATAGGTAAATTACTTTTTTTATTAACTGTTGACTGTATCAAAGCAAGATGAGACAGTCCAAATAATATTCCTAAAGAACCTACAAGTATTTTTCTCGATCTAGATGGTCTCTGACTGTACATTTTTCATGTTATATATACCTATTCTACTGTTATTTTTACTAGCCAGCCAGTCTAATCAGCTTCTTGGGGAACTCCACCATCCTCTAAAAATTTAAGATACTCTACGTAGTCTTTGTTTGCAGGGTCAAATGGAATAAAAGCATTATCTTCTATTCGCAAGACACAGTTCGAAGTTTCTCCTTCTCGTACTGTTTTTTGTTTTTTGTAAGTGTAAGTCGTCATAGTTCGCAATCCGCTAGAAAAACACCACTATTTATCATAGTAGCTGAAGAATAGCTACTTCCAGAAATTACTGCAAAAAGGTGCATACCTTCCTTAGCAGCATCAGTATTACCTCCACCTAAAGCATGATCTGTATTATTAGAGTTACTTCCATTTAAAGTAAGACTTAAATTACCATCTTTTGTAACAGTTGGAGCTGCTCTTTTTTTTACTTTATATGGGTATCGAGTTTCACTGTTAACACCATTATTCCCTGCTGGCTGCATTGGATAAGATGTGAGACGAAATGTCTCAAAATATCTCATACACCTCATTTCTTCAGTTTGAAAATTTTGAATTTCATATTCAGTTCCAACAGTTCCTTCTTCAAGTTGTACTTTTGTAACTTCCCAAGTTGCACCATTATTTTCTAATATTCTAACTGAACCTGTAGCTCCTTCGTCTTGAGCAGAATTCCACTGCCCTGCTGTTCCTCTGAAAGTGTTTCCACATCCCATGTCAAAAACAACTCTTAAGCCAACACCAACGTCTTCATTCCATGAAGATCCATCAGTAATGGGTGGGATTGTGACACTTACATCAGTCCAAGTGTCAGCAGAGAGAGTATAAGTAAAAGGATAAGATCTATTCTGACCACTATTTTGAAGTGCTCCACTGTGAGTTCCAGCTACACTTGATCTTGCAGTGAAACTTAGAGTCATTGATTTACAACCACTCTCTCCAAAATTCATTCTTTGTATATTGAATCCCTCAATCATTTGTCGAACATTAAATATATCACTACTGCCTACACTTGCAGCTTGACTTGATGTTACTCTTAAAGCATGTCTAACACCTTGACCAGAGCTTGCTATTGAGACTTGTTGAATAGTAAATGTTTTACTTCCGCCTTCACCTCTTGCTACCCAACGATCACAAGGAAATTTACTAGAGGAACTATCAACTGTTTCAGCTCCAGTTGATCTATTATTAATTTGCATTGCCCCATTAATTATCATATTTCTATTACCCAGCTGTCCACCATTAACAGAGGAAATTTTTGCTGCAATACCACCACCTGATGCTGATTCTACTGCGTTGACTTTAAGTGTTGACATTATGCTGCGATCTCCGTAATTACAAAAGTCATAGGATAAACTGAACCACCTCCAGTTGATAGTGTTGATACAAAAAACTGTGCTGATGCTCCCTCTGTTCCATATCTTATTGTGTACTGCCTAGCATTTGTATTACTTGCTGGTGTAACTATTCTCATGTTCAAAGCATCATTATCGTTGGCATCATTTGGTCCGTTTCTATTTGTCCAATGACATCTAACTCTTGAACCTACAGCTGGTGGTAAACTGACACCAGCACCAGCAGTATTGTCATAAAAAAGACAATATTGTAAATTTGTTGAGTTTGGAAAAACAAAAGGTGCAAAAAACTCCAGTAATAAATTACTGTCAGCAGCTTTTGGAGTAAAATCAATTCTTAAATCTGAATTTAACTCACCAATCGAACCTCCTTTTGCCAACTGTGTATTAGATGTTAAATATTTAAACTGTCTTTGAAGAGTTGTTCCTGATCTATCAGAAGTAATAATTTGACCAGATTCATCATTTGGCAAAGTAATTGTTTTGTCTGATGATGGATTTGAACTTGGTGCTGATATTGAAACAGAATTACCACCAGAATGTTTTAATTTAATTGAACTCATGCAGCCTCCAACGCAGCAACTTTAGTTTCTAATGTTTCGATTTTACCTACTGCCTCTTGTAATGCAGCAGTAAGTAATGGAACTAATTTACTTTGATCTATTGATTGATAAATAGGATTATTGTCTGAATCAACTTCATCTTTAGTTCCTGTTATAGCTTCTGGAACTGCTGTCACTTCATGTGCAAAAAATCCATCTACAACAGGTTTTGCAGTATCATCTTTAAAATTAAATCTATAGGGTTTTAAGGTTTTAAGTCTTGTAATTCCATCAGATATTGCTGTTACATTTTCTTTAAGTCTATAATCAGAACTTGTGTTAAAAGCTGTAGAACTATTACCAACCGTAACACTCCCTACTTCAGTTCCATCATTTCTTAAAAAACCAAGCATTTTGCCAGAGAATCCAGAAAGTCCTCTACCATGACGCATTATTATACCTGTTACATTAGAAGTAGCTCCTTGATGAAAATAAGCTAAAGTATTCTGATCTCCCTCTGGTCTAAACCAAGTAAATTTTTCAGCTTGTATAACACTCGAAGTACCTGATCTAATTGCACCAGTACTTTCAACTTTCATTCTCTCTGTACCAGCAGTATTTAGTCTGACAATATCAGTACCAAATGATAATCCTGTATTTGAATCTGATCCTTGAACTGCTGGTGTGGAAGATGATCCATTAATTCCAGAAATACCAGTTGTACCATTGAGTGCTAATGACATTATTGTTAACTTTTAATAGACTCCATAGTTTTATTTTATCAGGGTTATTTTTTGACTAAACAATAGTAAGAGTTTGTCCGGGACCTACTGTGACAGTAGCTCCACTATTTATAGAAATTGGCCCAAAACTACCAGCGTTTTTACCATTAGTTATGGTGTAACTAGTTGTCACAGTTTGATCATTTTCATAAAAGATCTCATCAGAACCACCACCTGTAGCTCTACCAGTAAGTCCTGTAAGGTTTGAACCATCTATTGCAGGTAAAGTTCCTGTAAGTAAACTTGCTGCAACAGTCCCTGTAAGTTGACCTCCTGGTAAGCTCGTTAAACTTGCTCCACTTCCAGAAAATGTAGTTGCTGCTAAAGTTCCATTTGATGAATTAAATGTTAAACTACTTACTGTTTTAGGAGGCAAGTTACCAGTTGCACCTGTTGTAAATATAGGAAAACAAGTGGTATCAGATGCTTCATTACCAACTGATATATTTGTTGCTGTTCCTGCGGTTCCAGAAGTATCCTGATTTCCTGCAATATTAACACCTGGAAGATTTATATTTGCTGATCCATCAAAACTAACACCACCAATATTTCTGGCTGTTGTTAATGTTGCAGCTGATCCTGTAGTATTCTGATTAAGAGTAGCTACCCTCGCTGCAGCTATAGTTCCTGAAGATATATTTGATCCATTTAGAGAAGTTAAAGAAGCACCTGATCCACTGAATGCTGTGGCTGTAAGTAATCCAGATGAAGAATTAAATGTTAGGTTAGATCCACTTTTAGGAGCTAAGTTACCAGTTGCTCCTGTAGTAAATATAGGAAAACAAGTAGTATCAGATGACTCATCAGCAACTGCAATTGATGAAGCTGTTGATACTGTTCCGAATGATAGTGTTCCAGCACCATCTGTGACAAGAGCTTGTCCACTACTACCTTGACTTGAAGGGAAAGTTGCAATCTTAGTTCCATTAGAAACAATAGAAACTAAACCACTTCCACTTCTAAAAATTCCTGTGTCGGTGTCGTCGGTGAAACTTATACTTGGAACCTGGGATGTGCCGTCAGGAAATGTTCCACCAGCATTGACATAATCGGCACCTGCATAGATTACACCGAAGAATGCATGCCCACCGGTAGGAGCAGAACTAAATACAATATTTGTTCCTAATATTTTAAATCCAGTAGAACCTGTAGGATCTGGTTCCTGGATAACTCCATTTATTGATATTAATAACTGTTGTGCAAGTTTTGGAAAAGGAACAGGTGCTGATCCTAAAACCTGCAAAGCAAACGAAGTTTCATTACCATTAAAACCACTCGATATATCATCTATGATTTTATAATCTTCATTACTTCTTATATCATTTCCTATATAAGGCATAGGTAATCAACTACAATATTCTTTTTTCTCTCCTTATTTTAAGGTCAGTAATCTTTGAAATTATTAAGTATTAGGTCCTGCGGTGGATGGTTGTGTCGGCCACACAACATCATCAGAAGTTTTATCTTTATAAGTCTGAGGAAGATCTCTAAGAACCTGTCTGTATGCAGCCCACTGAGCCTGATCTATTGTTGTATCTGGATTCATAGTCCAATCACTGGACTTTAATAAGTAATTTCTTTTCTTTCTAACATTTTCCCAGGTATTATCTTCCAGTTCTAGTACTTTATGTTCATTTATTTTTTCATCTAAAGAAGCAACTTCAGCCTTAAGAATCTCAAACTTAATAAGTAAATTAGAGAGATCAATATTTTCTGTTAAAGCCATTTTATGTCTGTTCTAAATAACTTACTGCAGCGTCTAAAGCACTAGCCGTGTTCGAACTTATTCGTAAAACATCATTTGATTCCAGGATAATTTTTGATCCACTAATTATTTCTAATGATGATCCACCTGGAACTGGAGCATTTTTAACTAAAAACACACTATCCCCACTGTTCTTAACTACGAAAACATCAACCTGCACACTTGCTGCTGTTTTATTTGAAATTAAAATACTTAAAATAACTAGGGTTGCTGCTGCCCCCGCAGTGACGACGGTAGCATTACTATTACTTGTTCCTGAATTACTTACTGAAGATTTAGTATCAATCTTAAAAGTGTTTGCCATATTATCCTAGAGCCAGTATGAGAGCAATTTGATTACCACTATCCAATTCTCCAGTAACAGTTAAATTTCCTGAAACAATCACATTATTTGGAATTGAGATTGTGCCTGATGAATCTATTGTAAGCCTTGCAAATCCACCAGTTACTAGCTGTATTTGATCCGCTCCAGTGCTCATTATTCCAGTATCTGGATCATTAACAAACTTTAATGCACAGCTGGATAATGATCCTAATGCCAGATTAGAATTACTGAAATCTTCTCTTAATAAAGGAAATCCACCTGCTGTAGTTGCATCGTGAATACAGACTGTCTTCTTTTCAGTGTCTACAGTTACTTCACCAACTGCTCCTGTGAAAGCAGAGTGTTCACCGGTTGTTCCTCTTCTAAATTGTACTTGAGTTGCCATAATACTATTTTAAATCAAAGAATTATTAGATTTTCTCCTGATCCAACAGTAACAGTTACACCACTGTTAATAGTTATAGGTCCAGCAGACATGGCATTTTTACCATTTGTTATGGTGTAATTTGTTGTTACGGTCTGATCATTTTCATAAAAGACCTCATCAGAACCACCACCAGTAGCTCCAGCTGATATATTTGTTAAGTTTGATCCATCTAAAGCAGGAAGTGTAGAAGGAAAACGTGCATCAGGTATAGTTCCAGAGGATAAATTACTTGCATTTAATGATCCTGTTTGTGAAGCAACAGAAAAATCTAAAGTACCATCGCTGTCTTGATAAGTAACTGTTATACCTGACTCTGTGTTACCAGTAACCATTCCACCTACAATATCCTGTACTTGCTCATTAGTTAGAGTTGCAGTTATATATCCAGCACCATTTGTAAGCTGATTATTGTTAGTTACATTTGTGGCTCCAGCAGCAATACCATCTAATTTATTTTTAAGAGTAGTTGTAAAGTTTTGGTCTGTTTGACTAGCTACTGAAAAATCTAGTGTTCCATCACCATCTTGATAAGTTACTGTTATACCTGATTCAGTATTTCCAGTAACCATTCCTCCCACAATATCCTGTACTTGCTCATTAGTTAGAGTTGCAGTTATATACCCTGCTCCGTTTGTTATCGCATTATTATTAAGAGAAATGTTTGCTGTTCCATCAAATGAAACACCAGCTATAGTTCGTGCAGTTTCAAGGGCTGTTGCTGTGGCTGCATTTCCTGACGTGTTTTGGTTGAGAGTGCCTACAACAAAATCTAAAGTTCCGTCTCCATCTTGGTATGTAACAGTAATACCAGATTCAGTATTACCAGTGACCATTCCTCCAACAATATCTTGGACTTGTTCATTAGTAAGAGTCGCAGTAATAAATCCAGCACCATTAGTTAATTGGTTTGTATTAGTTACATTTGTAGCACCAGAGGCTATACCATCAAGTTTGTCGTGATGTGCTACAGACATAACACCAGCAGCAGATCCAGATGCTTCACTTATTGTTGCGTTATCTCCTGTGCTACTTGCTATTGTGACAGCAGTTGTTGAGGTTGAAGTAGATAAGTTTGTAGTTGTAGTAACTGAATTTGTAGAAACAGCTGTGACAAATCCTCTTGCATCTACTGTTATTGATGGAATTGCTGTTGCAGAACCATAAGAACCAGCACTAACACCTGAGTTTGGAACACTTAAGGTAACTCCTCCCGAAGTACCTCCACCTGATAAACCAGATCCTGCAGTAACTGCTGTGATATCACCTTGTGGTACACCTGCTATTTCTGCATCTACATATGCTTTAATTGATTGCTGAGATGCAACTTTAGTGGCTGAGTTACTAGCCATGTTGTCTTCATCTAAGAAAGCAGTACCACTTAATCCTGTATTTAATACAGGACTGGTTAATGTTTTATTTGTAAGAGTCTGAGATCCAGTGAGTGTTGTAACAGTTGAATCTATTGCAAAGGTAGCTGTAGTTCCTGATCCACTTGTATCTATCCCAGTTCCACCAGTTAGTATTAAAGCTTCCGAGTCTAAATCAACATCAAAGTTACCTGAATCAGTCTGTACATCTAAATCTTCAGCAGTAACTTGAGCTTGTACATAAGCCTGAGTTGCTATTGTTCCATTTGCATCTGGAGCAGTTAATGTTCTTGTTGTGCTTCCAGATATTCCTGAGCACTCAAAAGCAAGTTGTTTTGTATTATCTGAATTGTCTCTAATTCTGAATCCACTGTCATTAGTTACTACCGCAGTGGAAGTTACAGAACTTAAGCCAGCAAGTGTCGTGCTACTATTACCCAAGGCAATAGCAGTGCTACCAACAGTAACAGAACTGTTTGCAAGTTGGGCGTTAGGGATAGCATTGGTTGAAAATTCTCCTGTACCTGAGTTATAAGTCAATCCTGATCCGGAAGCAATACTTAATGTGCTTAACAACGCAACTGTTCCTGTTGCATTGGGTAAAGTTATAGTCTTATCTGAACCAGAAGCGTCAGCTGCTGTAAGTATTATCTCATTACCATCAGCTGTAGATCCTTCAAATGTAATATTTCCGCTTGCAAGAGTTATAGAATTAGCACCATCGACTGTGCCAGAAACTAATGTAGTAGAAGCTAAGGATGTAAGTCCTGCGAAAGTTCCTTGAGTAGCTCCTAAAGAAACACTTGTGCTTCCAATAGTTATAGCTGAGTTAGCTAAATTACTATTAGCAATTGAAGATGCAGTTGATAATACAGTTCCTGTTTCATTTGGTAATGTGAGAGTTTTATCTCCACCAGATGCATCAGCTGCAGTAAGTATTATTTCATTTGCATCTGCAGTTGAACCTTCAAAAGTTATATTTCCACTTCCAATTTCAATAGCATTAGCTGCATCTTCTACCCCTGCTATTAAAGTTCCTGAAGCTAAAGAAGTTAGTCCAGCGATAGTTGATGCTGTAGCACCAAGTGCAACTGCAGTGCTTCCTATAGTTATGTCATCATTTGCTAGTTGAGAATTAGGTATTGCACTAGTTCCAAACTCTCCAGTCCCAGAGTTATAGGTTAATCCTGATCCAGAAGCTATACTTAATATTCCTCTTACATCTGAGTTAGATGTACCTACATAAGTTATTACCCCGGTTGAATTATTATATGAAAGACTTCCAAATCCTCCGGAATCAGTTACTGAGACAGCTGCTCTTGATCTTGCATCTGTATAATATAAATTTGTATTCTCTCCAAGGTCGGCTGTAGTATTACCAGCGAAGTCTAATTTATCTGTGGGAGTATTGACCTCTTGAAATAAACCACTTACCAGCGTAATAGCCTTACGTGTTGCCATCTTTTAATTACTACTGTTAGTTTCTTATCTAATAAAAAACTTTTATTATTCTTCTATTTTATCTTTAACAATTTTAGCGAAGCTGAACAGGACGCTTTATTTTTAAAACTAGTTGGTTACTGGTTCCTGCTTCTCCTACTAAAGTTACATAGTGTCCAGCTGTTGTTGGAGGTGTTTTAGTAAGAGAACCTGCAGAGGATGCAGATAAATAATATAACTCACCTGGATCGATTGATGTCGATACGGCAACTTGTCCAGTTACTATTACACGTACTTGATTTCCTGCAGTCACAGTAGTCTCTGCAATTCCAGCTACCACTGCTTTATCTAAAGTATCATTAGCAATTGCTTTTCCTACCTGGCCATCGGAGGCTCTGGAATATAAAACATCTCCTTGAGTAACATTTTCAAATGCATTTGTTACATAACCAGCTACTTTAAAAACAATAGGATTAGGCATTGTTGAAAAAATGTCTGTTAATACAGCAGTCAACCCTGCGAAATTACCTGCATATGGTTCTAAATCTTTTACATCAGCCATTATCTTAAAAGTATTGGAGGTTCAATATGAATGGCAAGATCATTCACAGTCGATGCCTCTCCTACACGAGTAACTGCTTTTCCTGCACCAGAAGGAGGTGTAGCAGTAATAGCTCCTGCAGATGAGTCTGATAGGAAAAATAAGTCACCTGCATTTAAAGAACTAAGTGTTTTAAGTCCTGTAACTATGACTTTTACAGTGCCATTGGCACTAACAGTAGCGTTAGCAAAACCTACGACTGTAGCATTTTCTATAGTGCCATCAGCTGCACTTGCTTTACCTACCTGACCATCAGAAGTACGCATATATAATGCATCACCATCGGTAACATCTTGAAATGCAGTTGCATTAAATCCTACCTGTAATGGAGCAAAGGTTGGAAAGCCTTCTTTAAAATCTATTAATGCATCAACTAAACCTCGCATATTATTTTCATAAGGTGAGCGAGTCATTGTAAAACTATTGGCAGTCAATATGTCTACAAGAATTTTTATTGCACCTTCTACATTTGGTTCTCCTTGTGCCATCTAATCTTAAGTTTTGTATGAGACTATTCTAAGTTGTTAAATCCCTTAGAATATAGATAAAGAGAAACAAAAGATTCAATGGACCCAGAAGTTATTGCCATTGCTATAACCAGTGGACTAGCAGCTTTCACTGGTGTTATAAAATCTTTGAATGGTTTTAATGAAAAAATTCAGAGAAGATTCAATAAATTACAGGACGAAATCAATCGTGTCGAAGATGATATGGTTCGAGGTTATGTATTGAAGCAAGATTTTATACGTGAGATGGATGTAGTTCATCAAAAGCTAGATAGAATACTAGAGTTAATGATCAAACAAAACTCTAAGTAGTGTATTTTAAAAAATTAAATATTAAAATAGATATTCCAAATTATGAAGTTGGTAAAAAACAATTAGAGTATGGCATAGATATAGATAATAAATTTAATGGTTTATGGTACAGTGACCTAAAAATTACTGAACATATAGATCTCATACCAGAGAAACATAAATCAGACTTCTATCTATTATTTTTAGAGGCTAATTCATTTATTCTTCCTCATTCTGATAGTGGACCGACTGCAGTAATAAACTTTTATATTGAAACGAATAATTGTGCAACACAATTCTATGAAATAAAAAATAATGCTGAACCCTATCAGATAGAAAATCAAACTGATGGATGTGTATATAACTTAGATGATTTAATTGAGACAGAATCTTTTATTGCTCAACCTGGAGATGTATATATTTTAGATGTAAGTAAAATTCACAGTGTTATTCCCTTAGATAATAATGAAATAAACCGTAAAGCTATATGTTTTTCTACCAGTTCTTTAAACTTTAATGAAGTTGAGAGGATGTTTGTATAGCTTTAGAAATTATTTTTATAGCTTTCTTACGTGTCTTACACTGTTGTGCTTTGAGATTAAGTTTAACTAATCTCCAGTGAGCACCTGCCTGTTTTATTTGTCTTTCTTTATTCATACAATGTTCACAATTACACTTCTCTTTTAGTTGATTGCTGTCCATCCATTTATACTCGTTCTATAAATATGTAAAGTAGTAGTTGATTCTATGTAATGCAGCTGACCATTAACTGGATTAGAAGGAAACCCTGAGTTAGTTACAGAAGCCACTGCTTTTGAATATTGCCAATCAGTTCCATCATGAACTCTAAATAGATGTGTGCTTGCTGTATCTAACCAAGATTCACCTTTAGAGAAGCTGGTAAAACCAGTTGGTGAATTATTAGGTTGTGTCGATCCTACATGAGTAGGTCCAACTTTAATTAATCCTGTACTGGGAGAAGCAACATTATCCGCAAAAAATAATCCTGGATCTCCTGAGTTTATATTTACACAAAGTTCACCTGCACCTATTCTGGTTGGTACTGGTCTATCATTTAATAAACTTGATCTTCTACTTTGAATTTGTATAGTCATAACTAATTAATATAGAGTCCTGCATCTACATTTATGGACTGTTCTACTCCTGGATTATAAGTTGAGCAATCCATAAAACTTACTCCTGTTCCCGTTTCTGGTACTCCATTTAAATATATTCCTCCCTCTACTTCACCAAACTGAAAGTCAGGAGTAAAGTCTGTAAGTGGCTGATTAACTAATCCAATACGAACATCTTCTAGTAATTTAAAATCTAGATTTAGAACCTTTTGCATAGACATCAATGTAGTAGCTGCATTATTTAATAGTCGTCCATCACGACTTAACTCTCTACCATCACGTCTGATAGTGTCTGTAAGTTTCATAGTTACAAGATTAGGATCAAACTGTGCTATCTCTTCTGGTTCATTTCTTTGTCCAAATTCAATATTTTTGTTCCCTGTCCAAGGTAAACCATAACCTAACAATGCCATTCTTTCTGCAGCTTTTCTAGTGCGTTCCTGTTCTTTCTCAAAATTTTTGTAAAACTTATCTAAAGCATTACCAGCTGGTTGATCACTAGGTTCAAGTAACCAGGTGTTTACATATTCATGTATCTTTAAATTATTCACTGTGCAATCACCTTGTGTGGTACCAGAGAAAGGATACACAATTACAATTGTATTTTCATCTGGAACAGAGTTCACTATATATTGACCATCTAATAAATCACCACTGGTAAAATCAATAGCTACTCTTTTATTAGCAACAAGTCCATGATTAACAATAGTTATTGTTACATTGGGTCCACTCTGCTGGTATCGCCCTTCAAAACTAAATCTGTCATTACCTTCATCATGTTTCATAGACCATAGAGCTGCATAAATATGTTTACACCAACGAGTCTGATAATATAAGAGTCCACCAAAAGATCCTTCTGGATCATCATTATATTCAGGGATTTGATAAAAGTTACCTGTAGGTGAATATCCAAAATCGTTATGTATTCCAATATTGTCTCTGGTATTAACTACATTTCCTTCTCTATCTAATCTTGTTCCAGGAATCACACTCTCAATACCAGTGTTTGGAAATCTATCATCAGTTGTATCTTTATATAAATTATATTTTTTACGACGCATGAAGTCTGGACAATTACATTGATATCTAATCTCTGTAGTAAGAAATCTATCTTGGGAGGCAATAAAGCCTCTATGTGCAGGAGTTACTGTTTTAGGTTTATTATTTATAAGCTGTACACCATAACTTTCATCACGTTTAAATAATATCTCCTCAGTAGTCAGATCAACTCCAGTGACTGTATTACCTACATAATTATTAAAATCAAATCCTTTTACTCTTCTTCGAACTTTTAAATTACCACTTGTTGTAGTACTAATAATAGATTCAGCTGTAAATTCAGTTGCACTTGTTACTATTACTTTATATAAACCGGTCTTTGTATTACCTGATGTCACTTGTAAAAAAATTTGGTTACCTGTAGACAATCCATGAGCAGAACTACAAGTCACTGTTATTGTATTACCTGATTGAGAATAAGTAGAATTAAGTCCTGAATCACGTTCTACTACACGATCAACAAGCCTTTCACCAGCTAGTAATGTTACTGGTGTTGGCATGCTTCTTATCTTTACTCTCTGTTCTGTCCATCTGGTATCAGCAAATCCTTCTGCAGTATCAGCAAATTCCTGTCTTACATTTACAGTTCCAGCTGTTGTTACTGACACTGAACTTGTACAGGTAAAAGTATCATCAGTTGTAGAAGTTATAACTAATGTTTCATCAACTGCAGTTCCAGATGTGTAATCAAGGAATGCACTTTCTCCTACACGCAATCCATGATTGACTAGTGTTACAACAACAGTGGTACCAGACTTGTTATAAGTTCCTGCAGTTGCTGCGGTGACATACCTAACAGAATCAATGGGTAAACCAAGATCATAAAAATTAAGGCTATTGGCATCACGAATACCAACTGTATGTTCTCCTTCTTCATTACCAGCACTGGGAAAAGTAAATATTCTTACAGGTACAAAAAGACCTGGAAAATATTGGAATGTAAAAAACATTCTAAAGTCTCCCCTGGTATTTCTGCCTGTAGCTGATGTTCCTAAATATTGTTGAGTTATAACATAAAGTTCATATCCACGTCTCCATCTACACCATGTGCTATCAAAATCATAAAATCTTATTTCACTATAATCATCTTCTCTACCTATAGGAACAAACTGATATGGTATTTCGTTATAGTCTCCTTGATTTGTTTTTTCTTTTTTTAATACAGAATCAGAAAAACTTTTAAAAGAATTATCAAAAGAAGTACCAAAACTAGATCTTCTTCTTGGCATTTTTAAGTTTCACCAGGATAAGGATATTTAATGCGAGGACCAAAATCACCTCTTTGCCAGTTAGTAGCTAATTCATTTGCCATGCACCAGCTCTTTTGTTTAGTTTCTTTTACTTTGTCACAAGGATCTTTATATGAAGCAGTTAAATCTTCATAGCCAGATACAGGTTTCATTTAGTAATAACCACCTTGAACATTTACATAGAATCCGTTTGTTAAAGATCCTGTACCACTAATACCTACATGTAATCCTGCTCCACGAGGTAACATTAAGCCTCTCATCTTAGGTGCGAGTGTGCTTGTAGCACTTGTAAAGTTACCACCTGCATGAGGCACTGGTGAATTTATAAGTGGGAGTATTAATTTTTCAGTTAAACTAAAAGTTTGATCTGCTGGAACAGCTTCAACACTAGCTGTAAATAAAGGTAAGAACTGTGTAGTTCCTGTGACTGTACTTACATTAGTTAGATAGAAAACAAAATCAATAGGCTGTTGAATATTTACATTACTAGAACTTATGGTTCCTGAAGCAGAACTATTTGCGGTGAAAGTATTAGCACCGGTCACAGCTGTTACTGTTACTTCTTCAGTTGGTGCTCCACCACTCTGTACATCAAAGAATAACTTCTGTCCTACTTTTAAATTATGATTAGTCAAAGTAACAGTCAAAACAGCAGCAGCTCTTGTATATGTGGCTGAAGCAGCTGTTACAGCATCGATAACTCTATTAACTTCCTTTGTATATCTTATAAATATTTCATCTATATATGCACCACTTATCTGAGTATCTGTTAACGCTTGG